AGAATGGAAGCGCGTTTGTCTTGAAACCGGAGCGTTTAAGATACATACAACAAACAATACCGGAGACACCACCTAATCCACCTCAATTAAGTTTTGCAACAAGAACAATTAGCACAGATTATTATACAGTTCAAACATAAAGTGCTGGGGGTATAAAAATAATTATCTAAATACATATTAGTTTAGATAACTATGAAAATGAAGAAGGAAATATGTGACAGGTCTATGACATTTGATGAGTGTGAATTAGCTATTCTGCGCGTTTCAATAGATAAAGCAGAAAAACAAATTGGAAAAGATGTAGTTAATTCTCCCGAAACAGTCAAAATAGTAAATATAGTTGAGAATTTTTTAAGAAGAAAGAAGTTGGTGGCTTACGGTGGGACAGCAATTAATTCAATTTTACCTAAAGAAGACCAATTTTATAACATGGAATATGAACTACCTGATTATGATTTTTTCACACCTAATGCGTTAGACGATGCAAAAGAGTTGTGCGATATTTATGTCAAAGAAGGGTTTGTAGAAGTGGAAGCAAAAAATGGTGTGCACGAAGGAACATACAAGGTATATGTAAATTTTATGCCTGTCGCAGATGTTACCTATTTACACAAAGACATATTTAGCGCAATAAAGAAGGAAGCAATCAGAGTGGCCGGAATATATTATGCTCCTCCAAATTTTTTGAGAATGTCAATGTATTTAGAGCTTTCTAGACCAGCGGGAGAAATTAGTCGCTGGGAAAAGGTGTTGAAGCGTTTAACTTTATTGAATAAAAATTATCCATTAAAAGCACATAATTGTGGTGAAGTGGATTTTGAAAGGAAGATGGAAGATAGGTCAAATGTGGATGAAATATACGAGACTGTGAAAGATACATTAATAGACCAAGGTGTTGTTTTTTTCGGAGGTTATGCAATGACATTATATTCCTCGTATATGCCGAAGGCATTACAAAGAAAATTTGAGAAGAATCCTGATTTTGATGTATTATCCGAGGACCCCGAGACAACGGCTGAAATACTAAAGGAAAGATTAGAAGATATAGGGATTAAAAGTGTTAAAATAGTTAAAAAGCCAGCAATAGGTGAAATAGTCGCGCCTCATTATGAAATAAGAGTGGGTTCTGATACGGTGGCGTTTATTTATCAACCTATAGCGTGTCATAGTTACAATGTAATAAAAATTCACGGTTCTTCGATAAAAATAGCAACAATAGATACAATGTTGAGTTTTTACTTGGCGTTTTTGTATGCAGCGAGAGAGTATTATGACCCAGATAGAATATTGTGCATGGCGCAGTATTTATTCAAAGTTCAACAACAAAATAGATTAAGACAAAAGGGGTTGTTAAAGCGTTTTAGTATTAATTGTTATGGTCATCAATTGACAATGGAAGAGATTAGAGCACAAAAGTCGGAAAAGTATATGGAGTTGAGAGATAGGCGGGGTACGAGAGAATACGAAGAATATTTTTTGAGATATAGACCGGGAGATAAAAAGAGTGATATAACAGAATCGAAAAAGAAGGAAAAAAGAACAGTTAAAAAAAGAGTGCGTCGAGAGAAAACAAAGAAGCGGGGGCGCGGCGGGTTATTCTTTTAACCGCAAAACAACTTAAAGCCCTTTAAATTAAAAATTGAATTAAATGTATTGTTATAAACTAATAATACATTTCTTGAATATACATCGACAATGATGATACGCCCCAGACCTTTTATTTATAGACTTGTGAAACCGGTATATCTACAAAATGTAAAACCAAAATTGTGCGCAAAAATGAATTTTCAAATAAGAAATTGTTCTATGAACCCTCACGGTGATCCAAATAATAAACCTAATATACCATATTGGGTTTTAGCTATAATGGGAGTTTACATAATATGCAATTCTCCTCGAAACCCTCCAGAGTTAATATAATTTTAATTGCATTTTCACCTACGCTTACTTTTATGTCTATTATTGTACTTCCTCCTCTTTTTTGTTTTTTTTAATCTAGAACCACCATCTCTGGAAATAAATTCAAAAGTGGTCATAACTCCAAAATGATCGGAAACGAATAATTCATACCCATCAGCCAATGACTTTTTTTCTTTGTACTCAACCAATTTTTCAATTGATTTCGGATCAGTCCCAGGTTTAAAAACAAGAGCTAATTCATAGTCTTCATTTATTTTAACAGGATCAAATGGCATAGGCAACTCTAATTGAGACCGATTTTCTTCTTTTATTTTCAAAGGTTCGTTATTCACAACTGCACAAACATTAGCTTGTAATTTATCATTAAAAAATATTCCGTCATATCGAAGTTGTTTGTCTTCTAATTTTCCCAGATAGCGCAATGTGTTAATTTCAGTATTTTCTGTAAATCCTGGGTCTGAAGGATGCAAAGATTTGAAAGAATCTTTCAATCCCAAAGCTTTTAAAAAAACAAGTTCTGACCAATTATCTGTATCATCTGGACTTCCATCATAATGAATTGAATTCAATTCAAAGTTGAAATCACCCAAAACTACAATAGCCTTTTCACTGCCATAAGAGTTAATTAACGATTTAATAAACACCAGTTGTTGGCGTCGACACCTTGATGCGTTTTCCCAATTGTATTTTAAACCAGGTGAAAATGGAGAACCAGCCTGCAAATAAACATTGAAAATAACAATATCTTCAAACTCATAAACACCCAAAGCGTTATAATAACTGGAATTACCTTGTAGCATATATGTGGTTTGTTTTAAAGCGGGATATTTTGAAATAAGCATAACAGTAGCATTAGCACCTTGAGAAGTCAACCTTGCAAAGTCTTCCTCATTAGGATAAAAATGTGGATAGTTTTCTCTCATTGTGTCAGATTCTGTGTATAAAAGTCTAAAAAACTCCGGCGTCATTTCTTGAAAACACAAAAACTCAGGAAAGTCATTTTCGGTTAAAAATTGACGAAAATAAGCAGTTCTTAAACGCATAATGTTTAAAACAGCTTTGTTTTTTCTATCTTTTTCATCAGTTAAATCCAATTCTTCTTCCGGTTTTCCAAAATACAATCCAAGAGCATTTTGAGTGACAATAGAAAATTTTTTAGACAATCTCGAAGCTCCAATAGAGTATTCACGACTAACGGGTTCTTTCTTTTGGATAAAACATGAAGTGGGTGCAAATTCGGGCACATAAGATTTCAAACGACCAATTTCTTGTTGTCTTAAAACATCTTTTCTCAAATTCTTTCTCTCGTCTTTGGTAAGAGTAGAGTGTGGTTTTATTCTAAAACGATACACGCCCTTTGTATTTCTTACAACCCTTTTTGTTTCTGGATTATAATGAAATTCATAATCTGGATTGCTGCAGTCGGATTCATTTTTAACACACAATGCAAAATTAACTTTTTCTTTATTACACATTTTTCTTGGCACTCTACATGTTTTTTTATAACCAGGTCCGACTATTTCATAATTTCCACCTTTTTGATTTATTTTTACTTTTTTTGACTTTTTAGTTGTCATTTATATAATATTAGATAATTTTTATGGATGTGCATATTAACTATAAAAATTATACACAAAAATAATCAAAGAGTAAACTATATATCTCTCCAAAGAATTTATATATCATTTTTGAAATTATCGAGTCCTTTATTTTTTCAGGAATATGCTTTAAAATGTAAATATAATAAATAAAAAAATTAACAATTATCTTTTCAAGAGCATATCTTATTACTTTATTCTTAGTATACAGCAATAAATCCCAGTCGTTTACATAACTGCACATCAGCGTACTAGTTTGTTTTATAAAAAATAAATATACATCCAATAAACCTGTTAATATGCGATGACAATTATTCTTTTCATTTTTGATTGAAAATGCGTAATTAATTTTATCTATTCCAAATAATTCGATATATACAATTTTTTTTGCTGGGGAAGGCTCGAATATATAAGGACTTAACCCGTCTATGTATTTTTTTTTTGTATATAGGGTTCCCGTTTATAAAATAGGGAAGAAATGTAGCTCGTTTTACACACTCTAATAAATCCTCATTTGACTTGTACTTTTTTCTGGTTATTTTCTTTTGTTTCTTTAAATTGTAATAAGTTAAATAAAATTTATTTGAGAATGTGGTATATAAGTCAGCAGGCAATAATGGATAAAGTTCCGAGTCTATATAATTATGCAAAAACTCGAGGTTTTTATTTTTCTTGAAATCATTTAAAAAATAATCATAAATATCTATTGCTAAATCTAGTCTATTTATACAATATAATAATGCACACAAACAACCTACACTGCAGCACGAAATTTTATCTATTTTTATCATTTTTTTATTCTCCATTTCTTTTAAAAAATATAAGCAACCTATTTGATAACTACCATTAAATGCTCCTCCATCTAAAACTAAATCAATAATTTCCGTTTTATCAAAATAATTAGCTGGGACATCATTTATCAGCTTTTTAACACAGTTTTGTATTAATGATTTCATAATTTATACTTATAGATTTCTTATATTTGATTTATCCTTTTTTCAACGAAATAAATTAAAGAGTTAATATTAATTCTTTAATATATAAAAAATATGTCTGATAAATGCGACTTTTATTGCTTATCTTTTCAAAATCCAGAAAGAAAAGCGGCAATGGAGAATAGATTCAAAAATCTAGGGGTTGACCTTTTTATGTATCCTGGAGTTACCTTTGACGATGAAAGAATTTCCGGACGCGATTTACATCCACATGTTAAGCGCACTTGGTCTTTTACTTACGGTCATTTTGATTTGATTCGAGAATTCTATTTTAATAGTGAAAAGGAGTACGGCATTTTTTGTGAAGACGACATTTTTATTCGCAAAGACTTTATTCAACATTTGCCCCAAATTATTATTAAGTTTGAAGATTTAAATCTAGATATGCTTTTACTTGGCTATTTAACAGAATATCAACTTGACGAAAATTTTCCTGGACTTTATCAAAAAGGACCGAGTCCTAGCACTGAAAACCCTTTCTCATATTTTGCATATCCCGATTCAATTTGGGGAGCTCAAATGTATATGTTAACAAAAAAACAAGCAGGAATTTTAATAAACAAGTATTCACCTCCTTATGCCGATCTATCCATTAACAATGATACAATGACGCCGTTCAATTCTGACTGGACAATCACCAAAGAAGGTAATCGCGCTTTAATTTATCCTATGATGGCAATAGAAGACGGAAAGACCATATATTCAGATGGAGGTCAACAAAATTATCATCAAGACTGCCACAAGATCAATTATGTGGAAGGATTGTTTTACGAATAATTGATTTTTTCACAAACTTTTATTCATTGTTAGCCTATTCATAAACGCCTTTTCATCATTCTTATGCATTAAATATAGATTGATTATTTCCGCTGGCGAATAAAAGTACTGTTTCACTTTTCTCAATGATTTTGTATTTATACGCTTTTCGTATAAATGTCTGTACATCTCTGCAATAATTTCTCGAGATGCATTATTCATCTCTACTGATACATCAATTCTACCTGGGCGTGTTAACGCCGGGTCAAGTTCATTGTAATGATTGCTACTAATAACCAGTATTCTGCCGCTTGTCTCTTCAATGCCATCCCATAAATTCAAAATGTCGTCCAAAGTTATTGGTTCGTCGTCTTGTGGCTTCATTACAGTGCATAACAGTTTTTTGTCTTCTTCCTTTTCATTTTCCATTATTGTTTTTATTACATCTCCCACATTCGTCTTTTCATTAATTTTTGTGAAATCAATTGACGGAACTGATACCTTCTTCTTTGAACGATCCAACACAATATCACCTTGCGCATCTATGTCTTCTATGACAATTATCTTGTTGTCGAAACCTATACTACCTCTTTTATTGTTTTCGTTGTATCGGTCTTCGTAAAAAAACGACTGCAATTGTCGCTGCGTTTTGATTAATTTAAGAGACAATACGATTATATGGCGATTCGTATACTTTGCCAAACTCTTGATAAAAGATGTTTTTCCTGTTCCTGGAGGGCCGTGCAAGCCAAAACCTATTGTGTAAGGTATTCCTTTACTATAATACCACTCTCTATTCTCTAAAAAGAAGTCGAGCTTTTCTAAAACCGACTTCTTCCCTTCAAAGAACATATTTTCAAATGCTCTAGTGGTTTCAAAACAGCTTTCCTTCCAGCATTCGAATCTTGTTTCTTCGTATTTTGTTTTTACTATTGTATAAATAAAGCGCTTGTTATTCCTGTTTTTTTCAATGGTTTCCAAGTATCTTGTTGTTAAATCATCAATATAACTTTTCATTGCCGTCAATGACGAATCATATGAATATAAAATGATTTCGATATTGTCTATTTTTGATGTAGTACCTTTCTCTTTATCATTGCTCGCCTCTTCTGAAAAAATTTTGGTCAACGCATAAATTTTGAGTTCTGCATTGAAAATAAACGGAGTTTTCTGTGATACTATGAAAACATCATTGTTATTGTTATTTTTATTTTCTTCGTCATTTCCATAATAATTATTTGGCGTAAGCGTTAAAAAGTCCTTTATTTCGCTAATCGACGGATTTTTATCAATGTTTTTTATTATTTCACTCCATACCGCCTTGAAACGGTCGCCAAATGCTGAACTCACTATCGGGGCACAATGATAATTAATAGATGAGCATTTCTTACCCGACATTGTTATCATATTTTTCTTGTAAAACCAGTATTTGAGTGTTTCCTTTATGTTTATTTCTCTAAATTTAAAATCGTAATCAAATGACGCCTCGTATAAAACTTTTACTATATAACTCATTAATGTTAATGATAATGTTGTTATGATTGTATCGAAAAATACATTTCCTGTTTTTATTTTATTGAATAAAGACATACGAATAGAGTCATTCGTTACTCTATTTATGGTGTCCATTATTGGTAATTTATCAATCATAATAATAATACTAATAAATGTTTAATATCTTTTAATATTACACATTTATTTTTTTGCATATAGTCAGTGTTTTCTTCTTCGTCTTCTAGTAACCTTAGAATGCTTTCTCTTTTTTAAACCACGAGCTGTTGATTTTTTGGATGGAGGAAACAACATTGATCTTAATTGATAAAATACTGACGGGTTGTGGTGTGCCTCTTCCTCGGATTCTTCTGCTTCGCTTATTTCCTCTTCTATAACCGACAATGGATTTCCTTGCTTTGCTTTTTTTACTGGATAACTTTGTCTCGATACTTTGGATTGACTCTGTGTTTTTGACTTTCTTTGCGTTTGCGCGTGCACCGTTGTCTTTGCTCTTCTACTACTTCTTGATGGTTGTTCTTCAGAAGCCGGTCTTTTTGACGATCTTGAAGCTCTCGTCTGCAAAGTAGCCTCTTTAACAACATGTGCAGGGGCTTGAGAAACAGCTGTGGCAGCGGATCTTGATGCCCTAGTTTTTCTCTCCAATGGCTCTCCAATTGGCGCAACCGCCATAACTGTTGCTGACGCGGAAGTTTTTGCAACGGGTTCCTTTGTAAATATTTTGGTGTGCAACTTTGAAAACCCCGGAAAATTTGTCGAGTCTGTTCTGGTGCCACTTTCTATATTAAGAACAAGTGTTTCAAATGCCTCTGGATCTTTTTTAATTAATGAATACAAATACTTATAATCGACAACTCTTACATCATCTTGACCATAATTCAATGCGTAGTCTGCAATAATATGTTTTTTTCTTATACCTTCAGGAACAAGTGTCATAAAAGTCAATAAATTCAAACAGATTCCAGCGTATAATTGTATATCTCGGTCTCCAATTAAACACACGGCTTCTTTATTGTAAGCCGCGTTTGGAACATTATTTAAAATGTCGACAATTCTATCTGGGTCAATATCACTTGCAATCATTGGCAAATTATTGTAGTTAGGAAAACAATCTTCGCCGTATAAAGACTTGTCCACAATAAACCCAAGTTTCGAATAACTCGCTAATCCTCCGGCATTAATATAACCATTTGCCAATTCTAAAACGCCCGTCTTTTCTTCTACTTCCTCGTTTTCCGCTATAATATACAAATACAAACCCATAAGTATTTGACCAACACCTTTTAGACCCTTTGGACTTTGAAGAGACGCACAAATCAAATTCACAGACCACGCTTCACTCATTTTTTCGCATTCGCCCTTTTCAACAATCAAGAAAGAAATTGGTGCAGATTTGACATTGTCCTCAAATAATGCGACAACTTCATAGTTTGGATTGTCTCCAAACGCAGCATCCAATGCTTCTTCTAAATAACTATCTAATATAGAACCTCTGCAAATACTCACCCCATTTTCTCTCAATGATCGTTCGTTCAATTCTTTATTTGCCAATATTTTTATCCCAGGAATGGATAACCTCGAGAGAAAATCAGCAATAATATCCTTTTTAAAAAATGGCATTACCTAATATAATTAGAGAAATTTAAAGCTAAAACTTGCTGAAATGTGTCATAATTTTGAAAAGGAAATAATAAAGAAGCCCAAACAACGCACTAGTGAATACATATCCGTAGATATTTATATTTCCGTCTTTAAAGAAGAGAATCGGAAAGTATTGAAATAAGAACTTCTTAAAAATGGGTAACTGAAAAAGGAAAAATAAAACCGCAATTAACAAGGGAATTTGCAGTTCATCGTATAATTGGTCCAAGCTATTCGAGGATTCCATTTGTCTGTTATAGTTATTTATAATATCATTGTTATCTTCATAATCCTTAATATAATCAGCGTTGGATGAAGGAGGAATATAAGTAGGTTGTATTTGCGCGTCTTGTGTATAACCTTGCGTATTCTGCGGAATATCTCGCGATTGCAATTGAGTGGACCCGGTGGCGCTAGCTTGTTGCAAACCATTCACAATTTGATTAATTGTGCTTTGGTCCAATGCCATTCCATTAGCACTTGGTGGGTCTCGAGGATCACTGGTTGGAATTTTCATTTCGTTTACCGAGAGACTTATATTACCACTTACTCCACTGGCGGGATCGGCGGGTAAATCGTGTATACTTGTTGTATCTGCGGACATATAATTATATTTTTAGAAAAAGTATAAAAATATAACGATAATCGACGAATTTAGATTTTAACATTTCTCTTATTTGCGTCGCATTTTGTGGGTTCACTTTTGTAGCTATAGCACTTTCCATCTTGTTTGTATACCTTATTCTCGATTTCATCTAAAGGCGGAGCGTGAAAAATGAGACAGTTTTTGTCCTTGCAAACGGTTCTAAAGAGAGAAGCTAGACCAAACCCCAATAATGCTGACATTACATATCTTCCCGTTTTTGAATGAACAAACTTAGCCAAGTACATCTTATATTATTGGCATATTTTTATTTCAAAAGATTTTATGACTTTGTTTGAATAGGAACCGTTTTAATCATACCAGGGTCAGAAGGACATTTTACTTCCGTGGCTGTATAAAGAAAACAATTGTCGGCATCATCCTTGTATTGCACTTGTCCGACATTTTCTGGTGTAGGATAAACAA